CGAATGCCTCAATACCAATAGTAGTAACGCTATTTCCAATAGTAAGTGATCCAGTAAATCCTGAACAACTGTTAAATGCATTATTACCAATAGTTACAACACTATTTGGAATAACAAGTGATCCAGTAAATCCTGAACAACCATAGAATGCATTATTACCAATAGTAGTAACACTATTTGGAATAGTAAGTGATCCAGTAAACCCTGAACAATTATAGAATGCATTAATACCAATAGTAGTAACACTATTTGGAATAGTAAGTGATCCAGTAAATCCTGAACAATTGAAGAATGCAGCTTGACCAATCGTTTGAACATTTGTTCCAATAGTAAGTGAAGTAAACCCTAAACAAAATCCAAATGCATTATTACCAATAGTAGTAACACTATTAGGAAGAGTAAGTGATCCAGTAAATCCTGAACAATTCTCAAATGCACGAAAACCCATAGTAGTAACACTATTTCCAATAGTAAGTGTACCAATAAATCCTGAACAATTCTCAAATGTACTTTCATTAATAGTAGTAACATTATTTCCAATAGTAAGTGATCCATTAAATCCTGAACAACTATTGAATGCATTACTGCCAATAGTAGTAACACTATCTGGAATAACAAGTGATCCAGTAAATCCTGAACAACCATAGAATGCACCACTGCCAATAGTTTTAACCCTATTTGGAATAGTAAGTGATCCAGTTAGATTGGGACAATTTAGGAATGCAGAATTACCAATACTAGTAACACTATTTGGAATAGATAAACCAGTTAAGGTACTTTGATTCTGAAATGAATTATTGGGAACACTTGGTGGATTTGGAGGTGAATCGTATATCCAAGTTGATCCAGAGGATCCAGATCGTCGTGTATACACCACTCCACCAAAGGTCGCAGTAAGTCCTTGATCTTGACTAAAAGTAACAACAATCGTAGACATATATTATTTATGTAGATAATAAATAATACAGAAATATATATATCCAATAAACCAATAGACAACAAACCAACACCTTTTTTTGGCTCAACCTTTCCTAAGGTTGATTTTTGGGTTCTTCGCTTATCCCGTAGGGAGTCTTTTTCTAAAAGGTGGAATCTCTAAAATATATATCTGTATCAATGAATAATGTTCTGTCTTTCAAATACGAAGACAAATAATAGCCGATTGCATAATCTTCCAAGTATTCTTTTTCTATTGCATTTTTCTTGTTAGTTAAACATACAACAGAGTCCCAAGACAATAAATAAAATCTACCACTACAGTATTTGGTTTTTCGTATGAATAGATCTTTAGGAAGTTCAGGATGTAACCTATAATATTGGCTCTTATAAGGAACCTTTACATCTATTATATTACCTCCATAATGAATCATTGGATTCATATGTTCTAACAAATTAATAATCGTATCAAAAAATTTAGTATGCAACAATTTTTGATCATCATCTGTTTTAAATATGTAGGTAAACATATATGTTTCTAGCACTGCTTTGTAAGCATTGATTACTTTTTTAGGTAATGAATTGTATTCATCTTCTGTTTGAACATACAAAATATGTTGTGCAGTATCAAATATAAATGGTGTTTCTAACTCGGGGTTTCCTATAACGTGAAAGTAAAGTAGTTTTTCCGGCAAGTGCTGTAGCCATGTTTCCTTTTGTATTTGAGCTTTGTCTCTGTATTTTTCACAATTCATAATCAACAAAATGTACGGTTGTTCTATCAATGTCATATATTTATTCAAAGAATTACATTTATATCCATTTATCAAGTTTTTGAGAAAGATTGGTATACCCAAATAAAATACAAAATTGATTTAGAATTATCATGAGTATAATAAGATACATTATACACAAAGAATACAATGGATAACATAGAACTTTTGAAACCGGTTCAGACAAAAAGGGATTCATCTCCTTATACTACCTTTTTCCAAAAGGCGAACCAAATATATTGCGAAGATTGTATTGTTGGTATGAAACAAATGGAGAGTGAATCGGTAGACATTGTTATTTGCGATCCACCGTATAATATTGGTAAAGATTTTGGAAACAACAGTGACAAACAGAAAATGGATGCCTATTTGTTATGGTGTGATCAATGGATAGAAGAATGTCTAAGAATTTTAAAACCAACCGGTACCTTGTATATATATGGTTTCAGTGAAACCTTAGCGTTTATCCGTACCCGAATATTCTGTCATGTACGTTGGCTCGTCTGGCATTATACAAACAAAGTGACTCCTTCTTTGAATTTTTGGCAAAGAAGTCACGAAAGTATTTTATGTTGTCATAAGACCAAGTCTGTCGTCTTTAATCGGGATGATGTCCGTGAACCTTACACGGATACATTCTTAAAAAATGCAGCAGGTAAAGTACGAAAGCCTACCAAAGGGAGATTCAGTAATGGAGAAACGGAAACAATATACACTGCACATCAAGGAGGTGCGTTACCTAGAGATGTCATAAAAGTACCTGCATTAGCTGGCGGAGCAGGGAAAAAAGAACGTGTAAATCATCCAACGCAAAAACCGTTATCTTTGTGCGACACGCTCATTAAAGCTTCCAAAAATAAAGAAGGAGATACACTCGTTGTTGTACCCTTTGCGGGTTCAGGATCAGAATGTGTTTCAGCAAAAAAAAACAATGTTTCTTTTATAGGTTTTGAGATTAATCCGCAATACGTTGAACTTGCAAATAAACGATTACAAGAGTTAGATAGTGCATTTGACATTATTATATAATATAAGTGATAGATTCTTACAATTTGTAAGATAACTAAAATAATGTATTTTTATGATTTATTTTTATTTTTATTGTATTTCTTGTACAATTCTATATAATTGCATTTTGGATTACAGTTAACCGTGCTAGATGCAATAATGAATTGTTGTAATTCTTCACTGAGGTCTACATGTATCCATAACTGGGAAGACATGCTGAAATTAATACTCATTTTACAACCATTAATTTCATTGGTATGCCAACCCACTTGCGTATCCTTGTTTTTTCCGCGTTTGCCCATCGTAGGTTCCCACGTGTAAGCAGAAGGATCTAGCACTTGACAATCACTTGGAATATATAACCAATCATATTTTATAGTCTCTTTGTCTTTGGTTTCACCGCACTCATCCCTTACTAAGATGGAATAATACTCAAAATTTTTACGACTATTGATTTCTTCAATAAACAACGTTGGTTCTCCACAGTTCTTATCACTGCATACCGTAGTTAACCGATAAGAACTAATGTCAAAACTGGTCCCTTTTTTTGTTTTACTATACTTGGCAGACTTGTTACTGATTGTTCCAAAGGAAGAATGTATATCCATTCCGGATACGTGTCCTCCATCACTTTTGGAATGGACTTCGTAACCGCTTTCACTCAATATTAGTGCATTTATTTCTTCCCATACCGTTTCATTAATTGGCGAGCGATTGATCAAATGATACCCTTTGGTACACTGTTCAAAATGACTCTTCAATTTATATAGCCTGATATCATTTTCTTCAATTATTTGGAATTCCATGGTTTCGTGTAGCATAAATAATAACTTGATATAAAAGACAACAATTTATATCAATTTTATATTTTTATCAAATAATTTTATCGTTAAATACATAAATTAGTATTATTATAATGTAATAATGCAATATATATGTCCTGTATGTAAATTAGTACCTTCTAGTCATTCATTAGCAAAAGTTTCAGAGAACAATGGAATAATATATTATTATACATGTCCATCCAAAGCTATACTATACTATGATGTAAAAGGTAAATATTTTTCTACTATAAAAGATGGATGCAAAGTATTTATTTTATGTTACATTACACCGACCGGAAAGAAAAATGAGACAAACTTTCTATAAAAAATAAAAAATTTATAATAATTCTTTCCAAGTGATGTAAAAGCACCCTATCCATTTTCTATTTTAGAAAATCTTGGGCTTGTCCTAATTTGACAGCGTTTGCGGTTTGAGGACTTTTATTATTGTATTCTCTTCTATACTTTTCAGGTATTTCTCCTGTTTCCATATATGATTTGAATACTTTTTGGATTCCAGGGTCTATGAAAATATGTTTTCCTTCTAACATTTCTTTTGGAACTTCATTATATGATATTTTCTGGAAATTATTAGCATTTGAAATGTTACAAAATAGAAATACAATTCCAGTGATCTGGACATAAATCTTTGGTGTCATACTTTAATGCAGGACCAAACCATTGATTTGGGTAACATACAATTTTTTGATAATTCACATTGAAATAAGCACCCCACCAACTAAACGTGCTATTAGCAATAATGTTATGACTACAACAGCTCATCAACAATAGTTCTTGCCAATCTTCGGTTAAAGTATTACTACGTTCAAAAGTTAACGTAGGAAACATTTCTTTTAATACAACTAACATAACAGATACCTCATCTACATCTTGATCTTCGCAGAAATACAACACATTCCACTCTCGTTTGTTAGATTTATCTAAAACAAAACGAAGTGCATTGATATAATAAGATACAGGCATAATTCCATGATACTCTTGAATTTGTTTATAGTCGCCAATACGAAAATGAAGCGAAATTGTATTTTCTAAATCATAATTTATACTGTTTCTTATTTCTTGTTTTTGATTTTCTAGCTTCAATAAACGACAAATTTTTGAGTAATGATTCGCAAAATATTTGTAACTTTGAAAATATCCTAACAGTAAGGCATGATTATTTTTATTAACCAATGGTAACTTTTTGTACGCAAACGATTCTTCTCTTATAAATTGAATAGATGCACGATCTGGCAATTTTTCTGACGAAATCATGAAATACAAGGGAGACAAAAAAGTGTCCCAGTAAGTCATGCGTTTTGTAATACCTGGTGTATGTGTGGAGTATATAAATTCAGGAAGGTTATCACAGTCTATTGCGTAAGCTATTACCGTAAATATTTGAAATAATTGGTTTCCTAATCCGCCTAATAAATTGCAAGTAATCATATTATATAAGAAAAATATATTTCTAAGTATATTTATTACGGCAATATATTCTTGTACGTAGGAACGAAACAGTTTGTTCCTACTTTTTTTTCAAAAAATTCAATACGATAATTTTGCACAAAAACATGTTTTTTTGTATTTTTGATATGACTCAACTCATTTTTTGCATCTTCAAAATTATCGTATATTTTTATGTCTTCCCATTCTGCTCCGTCGCATAGTAATACATACATATAAGTAGCCATAATGGATTATACTATCTCTGCATATTTTCTTTTTGTAATATACGCATATCCTATATCCTATATCTTTTTTAAAAATATTCAGAGTTATTAAAAGAGTCGTCGTCTAATTTGGTCTTGTTCGCCAATGCATACTCGCTGACACGTTTTTCAAAAAAATTTGTTTTGGATTCAATAGAGATGAGTTCCATAAAGTCAAATGGGTTAGACACATTGTAAATCTTGTCATATCCTAACTGCAAACACAACCGGTCTGCTACAAACTGAATGTATTGCGACATACTTTGCGAATTCATTCCAATGAGCCGGCAAGGCAATGCTTCACAAATAAATTCGGTTTCAATGTCTACTGCTTCCTTTACTATTTCATAGATTCTTGCCTTGTTTAGCTTCTTGTTTAGTTTACTATAAAGCAAGACAGCAAATTCTGTGTGGAGTGCTTCATCTCTAGAAATTAATTCATTGGAAAAAGTAAGTCCTGGCATAAGTCCACGTTTTTTCAGCCAAAAAATGCTGCAAAATGCGCCGCTGAAAAAGATACCTTCTATACATGCAAATGCGATTAATCTACTGGCAAAACTACTTCTGTTATCGTGGATCCATTTTTTCGCCCATTCTGCTTTCTTTTGAATGCAAGGATACGTTTCTATCGCTCGGAACAACCGGTCTTTTTCTTCCGAATTTTGAATGAGTGTCTCTATTAATAAACTATAGGTATGACTATGTATATTTTCCATTGCTATTTGGAACCCATAAAATGCTCTGGCTTCCGATAACTGAACATCTCCCATAAACCTCGTTGCCAAATTTTCTAAAACAATGCCGTCACTTGCTGCAAAAAAAGCAAGAATCATAGAAATAAATCGTCTTTCCTCTTCATTTAGTTTACTCCAGTCAATCGTATCTTTGGTTAAATCAATTTCTTGAGGTCGCCAAAAACAATCTACTTGTTTTTCATACATATTCCATATATCATTGTGTTTGATCGGAAACATTACGAAACGGTTATCGTCAGGAGTAAGCAATGGTTCGGCATTATTCTTGAACATCCTAAATAATATATAGTAGAGATTTTATATCTGTTTTTTACAATATTTATGAATTAATTTAGTGTCGCAATATTATATAGAAGTACTGTTTGTTTATCACGATAACTGTTGTGCGCATAATCAAGGTTGTTAAATTATACTATCAATAATAATGATATAATAATATAATAAATATTATAATATCATAATATAAAATGGATTCCATGGTAACAGAGTGTACAAATGCAAAATTAGCCACATTTTCATTTGATCATTTAACCTATATTAATCAAATTTTCGGTGATCTCAGTGTGAGACAGATAATACACGAAGTATACAAAAAAAAAAGGTATGCGTTTGGAGTTGAAGAAACCGGCGATGAATTTGAACATTCGCATCATCATTTTGTAATAGATAAAAAAACAAAACAGGTGGTATGCAGTGCAGCGCAAGGTTATCAAAACATATATATTAATAAAAATGATAACTTATGTCAATCGTATTCATTACTTACCTATTTTGGTATCCCGATTAATCCTGACCAAAAACAACGACAAATGGATATGATTGCTCTTTATAGAAGAATAATATCTAACAAACAATTTATCAAAAAAATAGACGACATCATTGATCATCCATCCAATAAAGAATACTGGCAAGATTCTACGCATGAGGAAGGAAGAGGTCATATTTTGATGAACAAAGATCATATTTTAAAAAAAATAAATGATGTTCTAAATGAATGGGAGAACTATGGATATTGGTATTTTATCGGAGAAGGTAAGTGTCCAGTTACACAAAAGAAGAAACAACAGAAGAAACAACAGAAACGTACCTTTGGAGGTAACCATAAAACTATAAAAACAAAAAAGAGTGTAAAAAAGAGGACAAGAATGAAATATTAGAAGGAAAACATTTATTTTTATTTTTATTTATCTTTTCTTTTCATCTGATATAGTAATGAATATGATTACTTTATCAGAGCGTGATTTATATTTATATGATATTGAGGAACAAATTGTGGCTAGAAGACAACTTATTTTAGATAAGACCAAAGAAATTAAAAAAAAAGAAAAGGTTAACCACTTTTTACAAGATGTTGCCAGTGATTATAAAAAGTATTACGATTATATTATTCAGGAAAGACAACAACAATACGACTCCATGAAAACATTGCAACTCTATTTAGATGACTTAATGAAAACCGAAAAGTTAGCCAATTATGAATTGAAACAAGCCAAGCGCGATCAAAAAGAGTTATTGAGAGAAATGGATAAGATTAAGGTGGAATTGGATAAACTTATCAACCTTTAGGAAAAGGTTGAGCCCAAAACAATTACTTTTATGGTTTTGCTCTCGCTTTTTCAAAAGCGACTTTTGGGCTATTCCTTCGCATAGCCTTTTTCAAAAAGGTGGAAATAAAAGGTGGATATATTATATGACCGATCTTATCAAAGAATCACTGAATAAAGTAAAACAAACATTGCAAAATAGTACCCAGCAAATTGTCACATTCAAGCAACAAAACAAAGACTTTAAGAATCAATTGATAGCTAAAATAACGTCCATTTTAACTCAAATACAAGAATTAAGCAAAAATCCCAACAGTGCGAATTTAAAAGTTGTTTTAGCTGATCTAGATGCAACCAAAAAACAATTACAGAAAACCCAACAAGAACTTGGTATTGCAAACCAAAGACTACAGAGTAATCAAACCGAGATTGCCAGTTTAAAACAAGAGAGACAACGATTGGAAGAAATGTCTTCTATGTCTGCTCAAGATAGTCAAGGGTTGGTTCAAAAAATGAAAGATATTGAAGCGAAGTTGAAAGAAAAAGAAGCATTTCAAGCTGAAATTTTAGAAAACATCAAGCAAGTAAATGACCTCTTAGTACAACAAGTAACAAATATTAGCGAAATGGTGCAAGAATCTACTGGATACAACAAAGAATACGATACTCAAATAAATGCGATTGAAACCAATTTACAGAATGTGGTTCAGCTTCTAAATAATGAATCTGGATCTAATGCTCCTACTACCAATGGTGGACGAAGTAGACGACGAAATAGAAAAAAAACACACAAAAAGTATTTCAAAGGAGGATACAATTGGTCTATTAGATCATCGTCGCCTTCCTTGTCTAAATCTAGACGATCTAAACGCGTCTCTATTTAAGCACACCTACTTGCAAACTATTCCTCTTGTGGTTACTTTAATTTACCTTTGAACCACATCGCTTTTCATGGTTTGCATTTGATGAAATCATGCAAATACCCATAAGAGGAAAACTTATAGGAAAGGTAACTCCTGTTACAACCCCAATTGTTGTCATTCCAATGATGTTTCTGAAATGTATGTTTGGAGGTACATAAGTAGGCGACGTTATTTCGCCGAATACACTGTTTACTAAACTTAATCCAGTCGTAAAAAAAGTGATATTACTCACATTATTCAAATATAACTGTTTTGCTTTAGATAAAATGTTCATGAATAGTATTCTTATTTTATTGTAAATTATAATATCTGTATTATCTAAGTCATTTATGTAAATCATTTACGTAAATACCATAGCATACCACGTATGTTTGGTAGTTTACTGGAATACCCCCATTGAAGTTGATAATTGGTGATAAACTCTAGACTTTTAATGGTACTCATTCTTATACGATAAATTCGTTTCCATGACCGTTGAACTAATCGTAGCCAAAATGTTTTTTTGATGACAACCGTTTCTCTTGTCATTAAGACAATACACTGAACTATTTCTGGTTGGATATAATTCTTTTTAGCAATAACCGTGGCATAGTTTCGTACTGTTTTATGCGGATAATTATGAAGCATAGTTGGATGATGTATGATTCGGTCGTATTGTTTACGGTACATTCGCATAACACTTGGCATATGGTACATTTGATTATGCGTATCGTCAAAATCATCTACATTGTCTGAGTCACTTGATTCGGAATCGCTATCATCTATTGCATTTTCTGGAATTCGGGTATCAATGTTTTGTTGCGTCGGTTTAAATGTTGCAATCAACAAATAGTGCGATTCAATTGTCGGGCAACTTTCATATGTCTTACCATGGATTGGTGTGTAGTGTAACTCGCACAAAGCTAGTCTATTCTTATTATTCATTTTTTCTGAGAAAGAAGAGAATATTCTATTAAGTTCAATAATACAAATTATTTGTAATCAATTTTTTTAACTTTAATATATATAATATGAGTATCGCCAGTAAAGCATCCAAAGTATTAACAAACAAAATGTTTTTGTATTTTGTTTTCTTTTTAGCTATTACCACTGTATTTGGGTATTTAATGACAAACAAATTGAATGCGGTTGTTTTATTTGCGTTAATTGGAATACTGATGTACCAATTTAGTAAAAATATGGCGGTTGTTTTGCTTGTTTGTGTTTTAGCAACCAATTTGGCTATGTCTAGCCGTTCTATCAGAGAAGGTTTAGAAAATGCAGAAACACCTAAAAAAAAAACGTCTCCTCCTTCTAGTAGTTCTAACAATGATTCTACTCCTATTGTCCCTGTAAGCGAAGAGATTGCTCCTTCATCTGAATCTGAACCATCCGATCTTAGTGGTATGGAATCCATGAAAAATAAAAATAACAAAAAAGGCGGCAGCGGAAGAATTGACTATGCCTCTACTTTAGAGGAAGCATATGATAACTTAGACCAAATTTTGGGAGGAGATGGTATTAAAAATTTAACCAACGACACTCAAAAACTAATGGCCAAACAACAAGAGTTATTTCAAAGTATGCAAGCGATGACGCCTATGTTGAACCAAGCCAAACAAATGTTAGAAGGCTTTGATATGAAAAGTTTGGAAGGTTTAGCTGGACTCGCATCTAGTTTTACTTCTTCTGTGCCTGCTATGCCATCTCTTCCTACACCGGCAGCTCCTCCTAAATAAACATAAAAAAATATTCGCTTATAATAAGATGAAAAAGTGTCCTCCAGGAGTTATATGTATTGAAAATGTCACCATGGGTCTATTATTGGTAGTAGTAATCATCGTTTTGTATATGATCTATAAAACCGTTAATCCAAGCAAAAATAGTTATGATAAAATTGTCATTAAACAAGAAACAGGTCCAGCTCCAGAATTTAGTATTCCTAGTTATCCTTATAACAACTTACCAGAGGATGTGCTGTTAAATCCTTACGTTCCTCCTTTAAAAGACGAACGTTATTTTGTTACTGGAAGAATTCCCATCAATGTATCTACTAACATTGGCGCAGTAGACACGAGTTATCGACAATTAGGTATTTTAACGCCATTGAACGGACCGAACAAAGACAACATACTGCCCCTTATGGGTAGACCCTTGTTCACGAACCGTCAAAAATATCAGTATTATACCATCAGTAATCAGCACAACAACATCAAGCTACCTATATCTGTCAAGGGCAAAAGCGGTACTAATGAATACGGGGTTGATCAAATATTTAATGGTGATACCGTTTACATAGAAGGTTACAACGACGCATTCCGCGTAACTACGTATGATACAGATACCATCAAGTATTTACCATACCTCTAGGACAACCAAGTTTCCCGATACTTTTTCAAAAGACAGTTTCATACAAAATCTAGGTAAATTACTATAAGTATACAAATGAAAAATAATTTTTATTTGTATACTTATAGTAATAAGAATGAGTTGTCCCAATAGCAATGCTCCCATAGATATTGGTATACAAAAAATTTCAGGAAAATGCGATCTTAAATGTGCATACAATTTTAAATACCCGAATAGCAGTTGTACTGCAACCAACCGCGGAGATTACATTTCTATTGCATACGATTCTACCTCTAGTAGTCCCGTTACTTACAATGCAGTCGGATACAATGTGCAAGAAATTCGCTTATACACGCCTTCTTTGCATACGTTCAATGGTACGCATGCAGTAGCTGAACTCATTATTATCCATGTTTCTAACAAAGGAACCAAACCTTTGTTAGTATGTGTTCCTATCACCGAAGGAAACACCTCTTCCGATGGAAATACTATTCTTACCAATATCGTAAATGCAATGGCTAGCACTGCTCCTGCAGAAGGGGAGTCGGCTAACGTATCCATGGACAATTTTACGATGGATTCATTTGTCCCCAAAAAACCGTATTATTCTTATACCGCTATTCAGCCTTATCAGCCATGTGTCGGTGACGTAGATCTTATTGTATTTACTCCTCTCATGGCAAAATGCAGTATTTCCACTGCATCTCTGAACAAGTTGAGCGCCATTATATCTGCGAATGATTACACCATCAAAACGGGACCCTTGTTATTCTTTAATGAAAAAGGTCCCGGTAGTGCAGGCGTAGGCGATGAAATCTATATTGATTGTAAACCCATAAATAAATCCGTTGAAGAAACTATGATTACACAATCAGGATCCGAATCTTCCTCTATGGATATAAACTCTATTCTAGAAAGCCCCGCGTTTCAAATTTTGGTATCGTCTTTGCTATTCATTTTGATCCTCTTTGTTTTTAATATGGTTACCAAACTGTTTTCGGGAGGAGGTGCCAGTAAAGTAGGCGGTACATTCACTATACCACCGTCTGGTAAATAAAATAAAATATAGTATATTTCATACAAATTTCATAAATATACTATACAAATTGTTTGTAAAGTTAGATAACTCCTTGATAATTCACAGGAGCAGCATCATGAAGATCGTCTAGCACTGGTTTAAACGAGGATCCTTGTTTATCGCCGGTGGAATGACGCATAGGAACCATTTTTTTTACCATTTCTTGTTCTAACGTATACGGAAATTGGTGTAATGGACTAAACGGAGACCATTTTTTTGCTTCCGTTGGATAATACTTTTCCAAAGCAGCAGAGCCGGTTGTTACTGTGGAACGTTTAATCAATTCATAGGCCACAATAATTCCTAAAACGCCTAAAATTGGATTGGAATACGCAAATAAAGCGAGGGCTAATATTGCGACTACTATTTTTCCTGAAGTTGTGTCAATCATGTCCGCGATATTGGAAGGCATTCTTAAACCAAGGACTAAATATACAATAAACAAAATGACCAACACAAGTTGAGGCATATTTTTTTTCTCCATTAGTTTTTTTAAATATTCCATATATCATAATTGTAGATTTTATTTATTCCACCTTTTCCACCTTTTAAAAAAAGGCGGAGCCCAAAATCAACCTTTGAGAAAGGTTGAGCCAAAACATAACTCTTTATAAAAGGAGGGGTCGAAGGGGAACCTTGGTTCCCCTCAGAAAAGGACTTAAACACATGTTACTAAATATATAAGTACTCATTATACACAAATCTAACAAAGATGAACATGCCGCAAACATTAACAACAACTTTGGGATCCAAAGGATATACTTTATTAAAGAGTGAGCTCACTAATGAGCAGCAGGATTGGATCCGTAAAGAACTCACTGTAAAACCTTATACGCACGGGGCTCCTACAGTTAATTTAACGACGTTTCCCGCTTATCGTGAATCGGGAAACAAACTATATGTGCCGCGATTTTTCGGTGAACAACATTTCGGGACAGTAAAGCAAATGAAAATCCCTGAAGGAGACGATATTGACGTCACGTTTCAAGGTGCGTTGCGCGACTATCAGGTTCCAGTTGTAGAAAAATATTTGTCTTACGTAACTACGTTTGGAAAATATGGCGGATTATTGGATCTCGTCTGCGCATGGGGCAAAACTAGTTCATCGCTCTACATTTTGTCTCAACTCAAGAAAAAAACCATCGTGATTGTGCATAAGGAATTTTTAATGAATCAATGGATTGAGCGAATTCAACAGTTTTTGCCTACAGCGAGAATCGGAAAAATACAGGGTCAAACGATAGATATTGAAAACAAAGATATTGTTTTAGCCATGTTACAGTCACTTTCTATGAAAGAGTATCCGTCGTCCCTCTTTGATAGTTTTGGATTTACCATCATTGATGAAGTGCATCACATTTCCTCGGAAACATTTTCACGCGCACTCTATAAGTTCGTGACGAAATATAGTTTAGGGTTAAGTGCAACCATGAATCGGAAAGACGGGACAACCAAAATATTCAAAATGTTTCTAGGTGAAGTCGTGCATAAAACGGAATCCAAAGGAGAACGTGAAGTAGAAGTTCGTTGTATCAATTATAAAACGAACGACGAAGAATTTAATGAAACCATTTTGGATTATCGCGGTCAGCCGCAAAACAGTTCCATGATTACAAAAATTTGTAGTTATAATCGCCGAACTGAATTTATCATTCAAACCTTGACGGATTTTATTTGTACGGACGTACACGAATACGTGCGGTTCAAAAAAGAAATGGATCAACAAATTCCAGCGTGTAAACTGTGTTTAAAATCAGACAATTATTTGGTCAAAAATACGTGTTGCAATACCGTGCAGTATTGTCTTCTTTGTATGAATCATGTATTCGCAAATGTAGAAAGCAAAAAAAGACCGAAATGTCCTCATTGTGCCAAAGTGCTGGTCTTTGAACAAAATTATATTGAAAATCCCTATGTGAAACCCGTGGAACAAACGCATACCATTGTCATGGCGCATAACTTGAATGTTCTGGAATATATTTATACCAAATTCGTGTGCAAAAATCTAGCCTCCGTCGGTTATTATGTTGGTGGTATGAAAGAACAGGAGCTGAAAGCGAGTGAAAAGAAACAAGTGATTCTAGCATCCTATTCCATGTGTAGTGAAGGATTGGATATTCCTACTTTAACCACGGAATTTTTGATTTCGCCCAAAACCGATGTGGTTCAAATTGTGGGACGTATTTTGCGGGCAAAACATGCGACTGCTCATCCAATTATTTATGACTTTGTGGATTCCCATGATGTGTTCCAGCGTCAATGGTTGAAACGCAAAGCGTACTACAAAAAACAGAATTATCGGATTATTGGTACCAACAGTAATGTGTACACGATAGATACGAAAAAATGGACAAAGATTTCGGAAGGAACTTGCATTGACGATGAGTTAGATGAAGAAGAAAACGATGATAAGAAAGGTGTTATAGGGAAGTGTCTCTTATCAACCTTTAAGAAAGGTTCAGCCAAACAGTCTCTGCTGTAATTATTTATCCACAAGTACCTGTTTGGAAACATTATGGATGATTTTGCCATAGTTCGCAGGTTCACAGCATCCCATGGATTCGCTAACAATATGTAAGTATTCATTGTTATCTCTAGAATCACTGTCTTTGCAATCGGGGTGTTGGTCTACCCATTCGGGGATTTGTTGAATATTTTTGGTACTGATTTTATTGATTACTTTTTTCATTTTCTCCTTTTCATCATTTTCTTTTTCCCATTTGTTTTCATCTTTGACATACAGGACTTCCCGTTTGGAATCGGTGCAATGCAAAGGTCTCTTAGTAACATCCAAATCTTTCAAATTCTTGATGATAATGTTAGAAATACCATTGACAAATCCTGTGTTACCAATGTTTTCAAGATCCGATAATTGAAGTTTCACAGAATCAACAAAATCCATGATGTTCATTGCATCTTTGCAGGTTTCATTAAGAAAAAATTGGAGATTGAATTTTGCATTGGTTGTGGTACAATTAGTATTATTATTATTATTTGTAACGTGAGTTTTGCTAGATAATTCAATAATTTTGTTATTCTGTTCAATAATCATTTTTTGAAATTCTTGGTTTTGTTTGACGACTTCAACAACCAAATTAGATAACATTATGACATTATTTTGTATATCATGCGGAACTATATCATGTGAAGTACACGTTTTTTTGTGATTGCATAAAGTTGACATATGTTTGTATTGCTTACCACATTTGCATACAAATTTAGTATTATTAGGTGCATGTATCTTATTAGTAGTATGACTTTCCAGATTTTCTTGTTCGGAAACTGTCGGATTGATCCGACTGATATGCTTAGTCGTAAGACAATGTTTTCTAAAATCTTTTTTATCGCATGTGTTATAATCACATATTTTACATTCAAACTTTGTCGGAGTTTTTCGGATTTTTTCGTTAGGATTCATCCGTAATATATTCAACTATAAAAAATTCCTAAATACTTTACAAAATAAATATAAAAAAGTTACAATAACCTTTTTATAATTATTTTTTCTGTAATCCAAATCATTTCCTAGTAAATTCCATTTTCTGCATTTTTCTTCCAAGACTATTTTCCAATTTCCAAAAATGGACATTTTTAAAAATGTCCAAATTTCAATTTCCCAAAAAAGTCTTGAACCAAATTTTCACTTATTTTTCTTTAAGTTCCTTTTTTGAAATATATTATTTATCTATAATTACTTGTTTTTAACAATTCCATAACGATAACTTTAAAATCATGATTGTCTTTCACTAGTTTTGCATTTTCCTGTATTAACGTCATTATGATATCTTTATCAGAAGGAGTAATTATACTTTCAGTAGGAGCAGCAACTGGTAATACATTTAAAATATCGTTTATTTTTAAATTACATTTCTTTTTGTGTCTCCATAATCCGGTTCTATCTTGATATTGTTTATTACAAATATTACATTCAAGTTTATCATTTGAATATTGTTTATGTTTTATTGCATTAGCATGTTTTATGCTTTTACAATGATTATCTAAGTTGCTTTTACGATTTGTTTCATATTTACAAACTGAACATTTAAATTTATTTATTGTTGCAACATTCAATTTGCATATATGTTCATTTGTTTCATTATGAGAAATTAATAATTCTTTACTTTCAAATGTTGTATTACATGTTTCGCAATTATATGTTACATTATTTTCGGCTTCAATGATTGTTTTCTCTACTTTTTCTTTCTTGTTTGGAAATGGTTCAACACTATTCAAGGTTGCATTCAATGAAATAAAATACTCTTGTTCTTTTTGTTTTGCTTCATAAAGATTCTTACACTTGAAAAAAGTAATCATTTCCATTGTCCAATTATCCCATCCTCCATTTTCTCTAATTACTTTATACAATTTGCAATTATACATTGATGTATTGTTACAAGCTTCTTTATGTTGATATTTTCTCTTTACAAAATCAGTAGTATTACCTACATACAGTTCATTGATAGACGGATCTTTGCAAGTAATCTTATAAATAATTGTAGTAGAATAATCGCTGTTCTTTTTTGTCATGACGTTACCTTATCCTATATTCATATAAAATATTTTAAAACCATTTTGAAATAATTTTATTTATCCACAATTACTTGTTTGGAAACATTATGGATGATTTTGTCATAATTAGCAGGCTCGCAGCAACCCATAGATTCACTCACAATATGTAAGTATTGATTGTTAGTTCTGGATTCACCATCTTTGCAATCTGGATGTTGATCAACCCATTCGGGAATTTGTTGAATATTTTTGGTGCTGATTTTGTTGATTACCTTTTTCATTTTGTCCTTTTCGTCATTTTCTTTTTCCCATTTATTTTCATCTTTGACATACAGGACTTCCCGTTTGGAATCGGTGCAGTGCAAAGGTCGTTTCGTCACATCCAAATCTTTTAGATTCTTGATGATAATGTTAGAAATACCATTCACAAACCCTGCGTTACCAATCTTTTCAAGATCAGATAATTGAAGTTTCACAGAATCTACAAAGTCCATAATATTCATTGCATCTTTGCAAGTTTCATTGAGAAAAAATTGGAGGTTGAATGTTTTGTTATGAGAATTCGTATGTACATTATGCGTTCCATTTTTCATTAATTCTAACATCATCTCTTTAAAGTCATGATTGTCTTTGCTTAGTTTTACATTTTCTTGTACTAACATCATTATGAGTTCTTTATCAGAAGGCGTATCTTTAGTTTCTGTAGGTTGGAGAATAACTTGCGATGCATTTACATTATTATTTATTTTTAAATTACATTTCTTTTTGTGAGCGCATAAGGAAGATGAATGTTTATACGATTTTCCACATGTACAATAGACATATGGGTTTTTTGGGGCTTTTAAATTAGGATTTGTTAGTATTTTGTGTTTATCAGTTGCTAAATGTCGGGAAAAATCTTTTTTATTCACGGTACTAAAGTTACAGCTTTCGCAATTGTATGGATGGGTTTTCTTTAAGTTTTTTGAATTAGGATCCATTTTATATAGACTAAGATAAAAAACCCCTAAATACTTTACAAAAGACATATAAAAAAGTTACAATAACCTTTTTATATTTATTTTTTCTGTAATCCAAATCATTTCCTAGTAAAATCCATTTTTCTGCATTTTTCTTCCAAGACTATTTTCCAAATTCTCAAAATGGACATTTTTAAAAATGTCCAAATTTCAATTTCCCAAAAAAGTCTTGAACCAAATTTTCACTAATTTTTTCTTTAAGTTCCTTTTTATAATATATATTTTTCTAATAAAAGTCCTGGAGTATAACCAAGCGTTTTCCAAAGACGTGACATAATGCCTTATACAAAAGCAATGTTTCGTCACAAGTAAAATCAGCGGAATTCACGTGCGGTACTAGTCGTTTGTTATGCCAGCGCAATTGTTTTTCATTATATATATTATTGGCATCACAGGCAATTTTGAAACCGATTTCAGAGCGATTTAACAATTCAAGACAGTTCCAATAAAGAGGTTTATGTTGGTTATACAATTCAACTACTTGAATAAGTTGAAATGTATTGACAGAATCAAATAAAAACGAAATTTCTCTTCTCTCTACATCCATGGGAAACATTTCCAAAACAATGGGGATGTGATCGACTACTTCCATTTTTTTTACAAAAACAATCCAACCAATAAGTAATTTATCTTAGCTATCGTATTGCATTCGTGTTTCAATTTTATTTTTTATTAAGGACATGCATTTCCAGTTGGCGTTATTGGATTTCTACCGTTAAGAGTTCCGTAACCACAGTAGCTTGAATTATCTGCATTATTGATACTACCATTGTTAGTAAATGTTCCATTATTGGTAATTACACTAAGATTCGGATTCGGATTCGGATTCGGAATAGGAACTTGAACAGGAGGACACCGACCGCAACGGTATGCTTTTCTATGATTTGCTAATCCAGAACGTTGTTTACCTGGTATAATAATAATTAATATTATATTTTTTACACATATGAACCACGATGAAGTAACAATATAATTCTTTATACGATGAGATTTTGAATATATATATATAATATTTGTCTAACATTATATATATGAAGTTTTTTGGAATTTGTTTACTTATTATGTCGGGGATATACAATTCTCTATCACAATTCATAGTTGATAGACATGGTAACGTACAATTGAGTATGGGTTCTACAAATGTAGTTAGAATGATAAATACTTTAGGAGTAGTCAATTCAGTTCCAAATAATCAACTATGTAAAACGTGTCATTTAACAGCCTATTTATTGGACCAATATACTAGTTCCGGATCTAAAAATCTGAAACGCATATGTCAAGGTTGTAAATAAAAGTAATTGTTTTGCCGATGCTTTTTGAAAAAGCGGCTACCACCATCCCCTAGAAGGAAATCCACTATTCTTGAAATAAGAGTAGTTATCTACACAGTTGGTACAATTAGACAACACTTTCTGAGGAGGAGGACTGGCTAGAGCACTCATGGATGGATCCAGTTTACCGCCTAAACTATAGGTTTGTGTCATTGGTAAATTGTTTTGATACTGAGCATATCCGCCGCGCTGTTTTCTAGACTTGGATTTTGTATTCGTTCTCTTTGATTTCTTCATTTTACGCGAATATTTCTTAAGAATTCTTCGCTTCATTTTACTGACATGTTGTTTCCTGCTTCTACGCATCTTATACATATTAGAGATATTTTTTATTTTACGTTTATTAATTTTGCCCCCCTTCATGCAACCTGGAATATACGAATTGGCAGCCTCGCCTTTATTTAATGGCTCGGGAAGTACATTTGGATTCACTGTATTTGGCAAGACTCTGCTGGTAAACGCGGACCCTGCATAATTAGACCCATCTACATTGACTAAAGAACCATTGATATTATGAAATGGATAACTCATTGTATTTTACTATATATTTAGAAAGAATTTTTTCTTATTATATATATAATGCCTCCCCCTCCCTATGCATACATCCCTAACTATAATGGTAATACCGTATCTGTTATTGATACTGTTACCAATGGAATTACGAATACTATTGCGGTAGGAATGAATCCTATCGGAGTAGCTGTTAGTCCGAATGGTGCAAAAGTATACGTATCAAATGCTGGCGCCGATAGTGTATCTGTTATTGATACTGCTAACAATACAGTTTCTACCATTACGGTAGGAACAAGACCTACCGGAGTAGCTGTTAGTCCGAATGGTGCAAAAGTATATGTAGCAAATGAGCGTGACGATAGTGTATCTGTTATTGATACTGCTAACAATACAGTTTCAGCTACCATTACGGTAGGAACAACCCCTAACGGAGTAGCTGTTAGTCCGAATGGTGCAAAAGTATATGTAGCAAATGGTACTACCGATAGTATATCTGTTATTGATACTGCTAACAATACAGTTTCAGCTACCATTACAGTAGGAACAAGACCTAGCGGAGTAGCCGTTAGTCCGAATGGTGCAAAAGTATATGTATCAAATACTGTTGCCAATAGTGTATCTGTTATTGATACTGCTACCAATACAGTTTCAGCTACCATTACGGTAGGAATAAGCCTTACCGGAGTAGCCGTTAGTCCGAATGGTGCAAAAGTATATGTAACAAGTACTAGTGCCAATAGTGTATCTGTTATTGATACTGCTAACAATACAGTTTCAGCTACCATTACAGTAGGATCACTTCCTTATGGAGTCTCTGTTACCCCCGATGGTGCAAAAGTATATGTAGCAAATGCTAGTGCCAATAGTGTATCTGTTATTGATACTGCTACCAATACAGTTACAAATACTATTAATGGATTTACATTGCCAGTTTCATTTGGAATATTCATTGCACAAGGTTCTTCAATTGTTCCATGTTTTGCAAAAGGAACCAAAATTCTTTGCTTCAACAAAGAAACCCGAGAAGAAGAATACAAACTCATTGAAAGTCTAAGGAAAGGTGATTTGGTGAAAACATTGAAGCATGGGTTTGTTGCCATTCACATGATAGGGTACCAAGATATGTATAACGCTGCATCCGACAATCATAATGAACGTATGTTGTACACATGTTCCAGAGACCAATACCCTGAACTATTAGAGGATTTAATCATTACAGGACATCACTCTATTTTGGTAGATAGATTCAAAGAAGGAGAACGAGCAAAAACAGAAAAAGTGCTAGGTGATATTTATGTAACAGACCAGAAATACCGTTTACCCGCTTGCGTTGATAAAAGAGCAAGACCTTATAAAAAAGAAAGTGCGTTTACAGTATATCACTTTTCTTTGGAGAATGACAATGACTACATGAATTATGGTGTTTATGCGAATGGGTTGTTAGTGGAAACAACTTCCAAACGATATTTGAGAGATCTGTCTGGTATGCAGTTTCCATAAGTTTGGAATTGTTTTAGGCTCTTTACTTCGTATACCCTTTTTCTAAAAGGCGAGCTTAACACTTCCATCGTTGCCCGCAATCAATGCAGGTAACAAACGTCGTCATGGGTTCATCCGCCGATCGTGTCTGCATTTGGTAGTACGTGCATTTATTGGAGTGACACTTACGGCACTTGAAAGTATCCGTTGCAGCCTCAATGTTCACCTCATACTTATTTTTATCTCGCTTTATTTTTGCTTGTATCAACGGGTCCCATTTTTCAGGTTGAAATTCTTGATGTGTCATGAATGCAATCAAATGAGGTTTCAACGAACCCGTCCGTACTTGTTCTATTAGCCCAGGAGCAGCTTTTAGGTTGAAATAAATGCTTTTTAAATGATCTAGATAAATTCTCACAAAATAAGGATTGTCCCATTTTTTCACCACTTTTCGCGTGGTTGCTTCCTTGAGACTCCAATTATGGATTCCTTTTTCCAAGTTTAAAGCATGTTTATCGTTTTCTAAAAGAGAAGATAACTGTTTCCTTACAGCACTTCTGAATTCGTCCACGTTTTCTACTTTGCGGTTGTTCATGATTTTATTGATTTATATACACTAATTGTATCTAAATCAATATCAATTTTTATAATAATGAATAGAAAATACGGTGTGGTTATTTACTCTTCGTCATCACTATATTCATAGGGTTCTTCGCTTAATTCAGAACCAATATCTTCCAGTACTAGCGGCTCTTCTTTCAGGTGAACATTAGAACCCGTGGATGATTCATCATCATATCCGTCATTTTCTTCACTATCATCTTCTTCTTCATCACCAGATCCGTCACTATCTACTACAAATCCGTCTTTTAAATAGCCGCCACTTTTTGTCTTTTTTGACTTTGGTATATGGTCAAGTTCATCTTCTTCGTTATCATCTTCTGCAACAGCGAGTGTTAAATCTTCAAACCCTCCAAACAACTTTTCGTAGATTTTATCCCAAAGGCTAATCGTTAGGTTTGTGAGTGTCCTTCCGCTTCCATTCTCGCCTTTTGTCTTGATTTCACCTACCAAAAGACAACTTCCAAAAAATAATTGGGTATCTATTGGAGGCGGAAAATCGTATTTGTTTTCCATATTGGCTCGTCCTTCTAACTTGCCATACATGGAAACATAATAGGTTTCGCCGTTTAATTTCACTTTCCATTCCGTTTGTTTTTCAAATCCAGTATCTGTTTTAAATCCACACTTTTTGTACAATTCTTCTATGTTGTATTCTTTCAAACTGATTAGTTTTAGGGTACCTGTTTTTTCAACGACAATAGCACCATTCATTTGTTTTGGAGGCATTTAATTTGGTATAATTACTATTTTATAAGACATCGGTTTAAACCCTTTTCTACAAATAAAATATAATGAATAAAGTATATCTATCTGATGATACAAATAATTTTATAAGGTTTAATTGGTATTAAAGTTATATCGTATATATATTATTATATGATAGCTTGGATAATTCAAATCATACTTATTTCTATTTTGTTTATTTTTTTAGTCCATCATTTGATTTGTTTTCTAAAAAATACATTAACCATTCCTAAAACCAAAGATTTAGTGCGATCTACTAACCAAAAATATGACACAATGTATTCGGTTATACACGAAAAACCGTTAACGGATACTTCATACATAGATTTATTGCCTACCACCGAGTCTACGTCTACCAATATGAAAGATGAATTAAAAAACTTTTTGAAGTCAACCTTTGAGAAAGGTTGAGCCAAAGTTACCATATTACTCCTCTTTTTTACCCCTTTTTTCATTTTCACAAGTTAACAATGAGAACCCATACATAAATTTTCTTGGTTTAACCTTTCCTAAAGGTTGACGGAACGGTACGCTTTGTTATAATTTAACATATAACTACCAAAATTTGTATTTTTTTGTTCAATGTCACTATAATCTTCTCTTTGTATAATTGATAAAGGAATGATCAAATACCAGTTATCGGTTTTCTGTAGTTTAAACCAGTATTTGTCTATTTTAAATTCATTATTTAAAGGCTCTTTGATTAGTTGTTTAATTCCTTCTTTATAATTTTGAATAAGTTTATCATAGTAATGTTTTTGCACTATATATCCAGTTGTTGTTTGACAGTTAAAAATTTGAATACAGGTATGATTGACTGGTTTGTAAGGCACCATATTGTTTCCAGCAATCAAAACAACATCCCAGTCTATATTTGATTTAAAAAATTCACTTAATTGTGTCAAGAACAACTCTGGGTTTAAGAATTCAATGTCATCTTCACATATTAAAACATAATCTAAGTCTTCTTGTTTAGCAATTTCAATACATTTAAGATGACTCATGCTGCATCCTAATGCCCCATTGGTTAGTTCTATTGCTTTAAACCGCGTAAAATCGGTTACGCCAATTTTTGTTAGTTCCTTCACGACATGCAAGTTTCGGTCGGGTCTTTTGTCCAAATTTATATACATAACATGAACCTTATCTAATAACATTGTATTTCAGTTATAATTATATTTATATTTATATTTAAATATAATAACATATAATCAATATATGACCATACCAAAAATAATACATCAACTATGGATAGGACACCACCCTGCACCAATCAAGTTAATGAATACTTGGAAAGAAAAACACCCTGACTTTGAATATATATATTGGAATGAACACGAGTTTCAAAGAAGAAACTTTTATTTTACTTGTCAGGATAAAATAGATGATATAGAAGAAATACATGGAAAAGCCGATATAATGAGATTGGAAATTTTATATGAATATGGAGGTATTTATTTAGATGCCGACTCAATATGTATTGAACCAATAGACGAAGAGTTATTGAGTAAATCATGTTTTGCTGGATGGGAACAAGAAACTATACGACCAGGCTTAATTGCAAATGGAACAATGGGGTTTCCAAAAAATCATCCATTAGTAAAAGCAGCAATTGAATGGATAAAGACTAATGAAGTTAGTAAAAAATCTACAGGATTGTCTGCCTGGCAAACGGTAGGACCTCTACTATTAACAAGAATGTATAACACCGGGTTATTTCCAGATTTTCATGTGTTTCCAAGTTACACCTTTATACCTATTCATTTTACGGGGATACAATACAATGGACATGGTAAAGTGTACGCATTTCAAGCATGGGGATCTACACTGAAAAGTTATGATAGTATGAATAATATACTAGTTCCATCTGAGTTATTGACTCCTTCAAAAGAAAATGGTGTTACCATATTAATACCTAGTTACAACACAAGTCCTGACTATATAACCGAGTGTCTAGATTCTATCAAAGATCAAGTTGGCTACTTTAACATAGAATTAATATGGATTAATGACGGATCTGATAATATTCATACTGAGTCTTTGAAAAAAATATTGGATCATTTTTTAAAAACTACCCGATTTACAAAAGTGATATATTGTGAAAACGATACAACCCGAGGTCTAGGGTATACTCTTCATAAAGGAGTTGATATGGCATCATATGAATTAATATTCAGAATGGATAGCGATGACATTATGGTTGGTAACAGAATTATTACCCAGGCTGAATACATGAATAATAACAAAGACGTAGTTATTTGTGGAACCCAAATTGCTATGTTTATAGGTAATAGACATAATATAGTTAGCGTTACAGACCATCCATCTATTGTCTTGAATTCTTATAAACAAAACCCGTTACACTGGATAGTAAACCATCCAACAGTATGTTTTCGGAAATCGTCTATTGTTCATATTGGAAACTACAATATAAATTTAACTAGAAATATAGAAGACTTTGAATTGTGGTTAAGAATTTTAAAAGAATATGGCTATATCCATAACTTGAAAGAAACGCTACTATACTACAGGTTACATGAAAGCCAACTTACCCACAATGGAGGAAAAGAAGGGTCTATTTATTGGCATGACAAACGTCTAGAGTTAATAACTAATTTGATAAACTCTTGAGATAAAGGTTGTTAGAATGAAATAAATTGTAAAATAAACTATGTTATGTATATTTATTCAAAATTACGGCAGGTACAAGTTGCGGAGATAATTTTTCTAATTTTTTAAAACATTTGTTAATAGTAACCTCACTAATTTCACTAATGCTTTTTACGTCTTTTTTAGATATGTTTAATTTACATATTTGAGATATGAAATAAACTACACCAGCCGCAATAGAATGTGGAGTGTTTTCAGGCATAAGATTTTGTTTTTCTATTTTAATGGAAATGAATTTACACAAATTGGTTAGTTCTAAGTTGATGTTTAGACGGCTACAATATCTTTCAATAAACGCCTCTGGTTTTGTCTTACAAAAACTAGTTTTATCTTCATTATCGGCATTTTTCTCAAGTTGATTGATAATCAACTGCGCATTTTTGCAGCCATGAGTAGCACTAGTAACATCTAAATGAAATATAGTAGCGAGCTCTTTGGCTGTTCTTGGATAGTTATTAATACGGCAAGCTATATAAATGGATGCAGCAATCAACCCGTCTTTGTTGTCTCCACGAAAAGTTTGTTCATACTCGCTAATTTTTTTATGATACCTTATTGCAGAGTCAATGATTAATTTAGGAATTCCAGCATTTTGAGCCATGATCGTAATTTTTTGGAACTCGTCATATTGTGACTTTTCTTTATAAGGCATTGATTGCCATTCCGTGTAACGTCGTACTTTTCGCATTTCATATGAAGACTTACCTACACATAAAACTTTACATCCATAAGAAGATTCTTCCAATAATGGGTTGATAGGCATTCCGCATCGTGTTGGATCATTGGAGTTGTTATCATCTGCTCCATAGTATCTCCATTCAGGCGATTGGTCTAACATATCTTTATAAATAATTCCGCAACGGTTGTTTGTACATGTCAAAAATCCTTCTTCAGAAAATGCTAAGCTATGTTGACAAAGTTCACATTTTTCTCTGTCGCCAACATTTCTGTAAACACACTCAAGAGGAACTTTTTCCTTATTCTCATCTATGATCTGGCTATCAAAAATATTCCATAATTTTGTTTTATCAAAAAGTGAATCTTTTCTTTTTTTGCTCTTTTCGTTGGTTGACATTTTCTTTATATAGTTTTCATATGGCATTATATGTTTAATTCAATTTTATTATATATATCAATCAACCTTTAGGAAAGGTTGAACCAAAAATAAAATGAATCAACCTTTAGGAAAGGTTGAATCAACAAATAAAATGAATCAACCTTTAGGAAAGGTTGAATCAACAAATAAAATGAGGTTCATGTGTTTGGGTAGCCTTTTTCTAAAAGGTGTAAAAGTTTTATATTGTATCAGTATAATATGGGAAATACTCATTCAACCTCAAAACCATCTATGGATTCATCTCCAAATCCATTCAATGCAACAGTTGATACAAATACAAACACAAATAAACATTTAGGACAGTTGATTGACTATATTGCTACACATTACATATTAACCATGAATTTTGATAGCTTAAAAAAATTATCTGATAAAGCTTACTGTGATAAGCTGGTTGTTCTAACAGCAGATATCATTGAAAAATATTTTACTCCTTTAGAAATTACTTATTTAAATCAACGCATGAAAAATGGAGTAGAAGTAAATGAGGTAGCTCACGATAAAACTATTTTTTTCTTGAAAGATCAATTGTCTACCATGGATATTCAAAACCCTTTAAAGAAAAAACGAGTGTGTATTGGGATCGCTAAATTCTATATTAAGGTAGCTCATATTTTTGCAGCAATTGTTACAACTATTAATCCAACTTATGTGTATAAAGATACTATGGGAAATGTTACCAAAGTATCATTGCATGATAAAGATAAAATACCATCCAATGTGGCGAGACAAATCTATAAGTTAAACATATGTCAAAATCGCATAAACGCATTGAAAAGAGGTCAAGACTACTCTACAGATAACGACCATGGCGATATTACGGTTCATCCAAATGTATGTTCGTTTAATTTGAATAAGGTCGGAAATGTAAAAACATTAGCAGAAGAACCTGGAATACCTGAATTAATGGAACTATACTATGACGATAACTACGATTACAATAGTGGGCGTTTTTTAGGCATGTCTCCAGAAACAAAAAAAGATTATGAGGAAGATTTAAGAATATTTTACAATGTGTTCACTGGAAATAACGTAGATGTATTGCCGGAAAATGTAAACTCGTTTAATGACATTAAATTAAAAGATTACAAACAAGAGAAAATCTGTCAAGGATCAACGTCTATGGGTATAAAGGGAAGTTTGACGAATAAGTTATTTGCTGAATACGCAAATAATATGAAACAAATGGTAAAAAACGCAAATGAAACCCAAGAACAATTATTGAATGTGATTAATAAGTTATTTGTCTATTCAATAAATCCAACGACTAAAGAAAAAGAAATTCGTGTCAATCCAATACTAAATGAAGAAAATATTCATACGGTTGTTTTAGAAACACGAGCTATTATTATGAAATTGTATTTAACATGTGAAATAGATTATGTGAATGGTATTAAAATATACGAAGCAATTGTGGAAGATAAAATTTTAGAAACGTCCCAAAAACAGATAGATCATTTAGGAAAAATGTCTGAATCTTTGGCATTTTCGGAAAATCTATAATAAAAATAAAAATAAAAATAAAAATAATTATAATATAATTATTTTTCTATTTCAAAAAATTAAAATCTCTGTATATAGTATAAAATGGCTAAAAGAACTCGCAGACATCGCAAGAATCGCGGCAAACGCACCCGCAGACATCGCAGACATTAAACTGATTATATATGTAGAATAACTCACAAAGAATGTTTATTATGTTGAATATTATCACACATGTAGTTTAGTGGTAAAACGTATGCCTTCCAAGCATAAGTCCTGGGTTCAATTCCCGGCATGTGTATTTTGAGGCAATTATGAATTTCGCGCTACGACATAGTTATTTTCCCATAAGGGAGTACCAATATTATATATCATATAAATATTTTATGATATATATATATGTCTACGATTGTTGTAACTTTTAGCCAAGACAAAGGACCTACTGCGAATTTTGGTGGAGTGGTGTATACACGACGACCTGAATCCACTGGATCAACTTGGATATACGATTCGCCTCCAAATCCAATCAGTATTCCTGCAGATTCATTTACAAATCAATCCGACTTAACTGGTTTATCTATTCCAAATAGTGTTACTAGTATTGGTAATTCTGCATTCCAAAATTGTTTCAATCTAACTGGATCACTTACTATTCCAAATAGTGTTCAAAGTATTGGTGATTATGCATTTAACAGTTGTTCAGGATTTACTGGATCACTGACTATTCCAAATAGTGTTCAAACGATTGGTGGTGCTGCATTCTTTAGCTGTTCAGGATTTACTGGATCACTTACTATTCCAAATAGTGTTACTACTATTGGTATTAGTGCATTCTTTGGTTGTAACGGATTAACTGGATCACTTACTATTGGAAATAGTGTTACTACTATTGGTGATTCTGCATTCTATAACTGTTCAGGATTTACTGGATCACTTACTATTGGAAATAGTGTTGTAACTATTGGTAATGAGGCATTCTTAAATTGTTCAGGATTTAATGGATCACTTACTATTGGAAATAGTGTTACTACTATTGGTGATTCTGCATTCTATGAGTGTTCAGGATTTACTGGATCACTTACTATTGGAAATAGTGTTGTAACTATTGGTAATGAGGCATTCTTAAATTGTTCAGGATTTAATGGATCACTTGTTATTCCAGATAGCGTTACCAGTATTGGTCAAGGGGGCTTCCAAAGGTGTTTAGGGTTTACTGGATCACTTGTTATTCCTGATAGGGTTCAAACGATT